TCACCTACAACCAGGTGAAGCCTCTCAAAATCATCGCTGCTGCTGACGTTTATCTCAGCGACTTCGGTGAGGTGGCTATCGTTGCTAACCGTTTCCAGCCAGAGAACTTCGCATTCGTACTTGATCCAGAGTACGCCTCTGTCTCTTACCTGCGTCCATTCCAGACGCTCGACATTGGCAAAACTGGCGACAGCACGAAGAAAGAGCTGGTCGTTGAATATGGCCTCCGAGTGAAGACTGAAAAGGCTCACGCAGTCATTGCCAACTTGACCACTTCGTAAGTCAAGTTACGGTGGGGGCGACTTAGGTCGCCCTCGCTACTTTAGGAGAGAGACATTGGCAGAAGAGTATGCCCCAGGTGTTTTTAACTTAGACTATGACGCAGCAGACAAGACGCTGCAGCGGATGCACATAACCACTGACAATAAAATTGTATTAGAGACAAAGACCGACATTACCGAGCTTGCGAAAGAGAACGAGCAGATCAGAAATGATGTTTCTCGTACTGGTCGAAACAACGATATGGTGCGCGTCGCAAGGCTTCCGATGTCAGTCTATCTAGATTTATCAAATCGTGGTATTCTTCGTGACAAGAACGCAATGAAGCGGTGGTTAGCCTCTGATGAAGCTTTGCCGTTTCGCACTCACTGGATGAAAGGCTAGAGGATGGCCACCATCACTGATTATGCATCTCTGAAGGCTCAGATTGCAGACTATCTTAACAGAGATGATCTGACTTCTCAGATCCCTATGTTTATTCAGTTTGTTGAGGTTGACCTAAACAATCAACTGCGGATGCGTGATCAGGTGGTACGAGCAGAGGCAACAAGCTCTGCTGAATTTGTGCAGCTTCCCTCCGATTGGCTTGAAGCTATCAGCCTAAAAATGGTCTCCGGTGTCAGCCCACTGCGTTACGTTACACTCGATCAGGCTAACCTGATTAAGAAAGAGCAACTCTATACCCAGGTGACTTACTACTCGATCATGGATGATGCCATCGAGCTGGTTCCTGCACCTGGCGATGATGTAGAGATTGAGATGGTCTACTACAAAAAGATCCCATCTCTCTCTGACAGTGTTACAACTAACTGGTTACTGGAAAGAGCCCCAGATGCGTATTTGTACGGCGCTCTAACCCATGCTGCTCCGTTCCTGATGGACGACCAGCGTATACCAGTATTTGCTCAATTCTATGGAACGCGAGTAGTTGCAATGCAGAACGAAAGTGATGTTGCTACACACAGTGGCGGTCCACTTATCACTCGCACCAGGCAGGCATATTAGGAGGCGTTAATGGCTGGATTTACAGATTATACTGAAGACCTTGTTCTTGATTGGCTTCTGACATCAGGCTCGGCTACTCGTCCGACTGCCTGGTATGTTGCCCTTTATACTGTTGCACCAACTGACACTGGTGGTGGAACAGAAGTAAGCGGCACAGACTATGCCAGAACAGCAGTCACTTTCTCGGTTTCTGGTACATCTCCAGCGACAGCTTCTAACTCTTCAGCAGTAGAGTTCCCAGAAGCCGGTGGCTCATGGGGGACGGTAGTAGCTGCTGGTATCTTTGACGCTTCTAGCTCTGGCAACTTACTGGCATATGCTAACCTAACAACTTCTAAGGCAGTCGACACAGGTGACGTTCTGCGGTTTAACACCTCGGCGCTAACTGTAACGCTCGACTAATATGGCGCTGGGCCGCGCCTACGGCGTCTATGACTATGGTGAAGGTGTCTATGGTGAGGATTTCATCATCGATGCCGTTGTCGCTATTGCGGCCACGTCAGGAGCTGCGGCCACAGCCACAAGAATACAGCCAGCCGATGCCGATATGGCGGCAACGTCTGGTGCATCAGCTACACCAATACACGTTGAAGCTATTGAGGCAGAAGTCATCACTGCCTCTACTACGGCAGCAGCAGCCGCTAACACCGAGCTTGCTGAAGCCACGATGGCGGCAACCTCTGGTGCCAGTGCCGATGCAATCAGGATCAATGATGCCGCAGTAACGATTGCTGCATCTAGCTCAGTATCGGCCACCATAACACGCATACAGCCTGCAGGAGCCTCTGTAACGACCACCAGTGGCGCGTCTGCTGATGCGGTGAAGGTGAAATTAGCAAACGCAGAGATGGGCGCTACAAGCGGCGCTACGAGCGCTGCAGACCGTTTCCGAGGTGTTATTGCAGAAATAGAAGCAACTAGCGGCGGTAGCGCGTATAGCGTTATGGCTATAGTTGGTGTAAGTAACATTGTGGTGGAAAGCTCTGCTGGAGCAACACCTACCCGCAAAATGCCTTGCGAGACCGATATATCAGGGCTCTCAGGCTTTGTTGCAAATGGTCGTTACTTGTGGGAGCCAGAAGCAGTCTTGCCAGAAGATTGGTCGCCAGAAACACTTTCAGATGCCACTTGGTCTGTTGATCCAATAGCTTCTGAAACTTGGACAACGCAGGGCGTGACTGAACAAGCCTGGTCGGTTAAAATAGACCCGTCCCAGACATGGACGGACGTATAAGGATTTAGCGATGGCAGATACCTATACCTCTAACCTAAACATGACGAAGCCCGAAGTCGGTGCTTCGCGTGATACCTGGGGAACCAAGCTCAACGCAGACTTGGATACCCTGGATGCTCTTTTCACGTCTAACGGCACAGGTACTTCAGTCGGCCTCAACATTGGCTCTGGCAATACCCTGGTGGTCGCTGGAACGCTTGACCTTACAGGTAGCCTAGCATCAGCCCTTCCTATTACGGATGGCGGCACAGGGGCTACGACAGAAGCAGCAGCGCGCACCAATCTTGGTGTTAACGTTACCAACGTTTCGAGCCAAGCTAATACAGCTACAGATTGGCTGGATATTCCGAGCGGAACTACGGCGCAGCGTGGTTCTCCTACCACTGGCGCGATCAGGTATAATACCACTACTTCTACTTTTGAAGGCTACGGTTCTGGAGCTGCGTGGGGGCCTCTCGGAGGGGGCAATGAGACCTCAGAAGGCCTATGGGTTCACTCAAATACAATCACTGCTGACTATGCGATCCCATCAGGATCAAACGGCATGAGTGCTGCCCCAGTTACAGTCGCAAGTGGTGTAACAGTGACAGTGCCTACGGGTAGCGTCTGGACCTTAGTGTAGGAGTAGCAGATGAGTTCAGTAAAAATACAAGGTAGCGCTACTGGAACCGCTGCTTTCACGATTGCAGTTCCAGATGGCACTAGCACAGATCGCACGATTGAGTTGCCTGATGCGGCTGGGTCGTTTGTCTTAGCGGATGGAAGCAATAATGTTGCGGTCACTGGTGATCTGACGGTTGATACTTCTACCCTTCATGTCGATAGCACTAACAATCGAGTTGGCGTGGGGACGAGTAGTCCCGCCGCTGCGGTTTTGCATGTTGCAGGCGGAAATCCAGCAGCGGTTGTCGAGTCAACTACATCATCTGGCTCCTTTATACAGTTTAGAAACACAAGTAGCCCTTCAGGCACAAACCGAATGGGTTATGCTGTAGATGATTTTATTGTGGACGCGGGTGGATCTGAAAAACTACGAATGTCTTCGGGTGAAGCACTTACGCTAACAAATACAAAGACAGGTGTTACCAGTAGTGCAATGGTCTTTTCCAATGCAGTTTCTGGCGGAGCATATAGAGTAAGGTTTGATGCTAACTCTGCTACTCGAGGTGACATTAGAGTTACTACAAGTTCAGTTGCTTACAATACTACATCAGATGCTCGCCTAAAAGAAAACGTGGTTGACTTAGACGGTGCAATAGATCGTGTAAAACAAATCCCCGTGCATCGTTTTAATTTCATAGCTAACCCAGACGAGACTGTAGACGGGTTCTTAGCACATGAGGTTCAAGCGGTTGTTCCTGAAGCTGTATCTGGCACACAGGATGAAGTCGATGAAGACGGTAATCCAGTTTACCAAGGCATCGATCAGTCCAAGCTTGTCCCACTACTGACCGCAGCGATCAAAGAACAGCAAGCCCTAATCGAAGATCTGCAAACTCGAATTGCAGCACTGGAGGCCGTGTAAATGAGTACGTTAAAGGTAACAAACCTTCAGCACCCCAGCGCTGCATCAGCAAACGTCACGCTTGATGCGAGCGGTAATGCAGACTTTAACGGCAAGAACTTAGCTGGCGTGGCTTCGGTGAATGGGGGTCAGTTAGGAGGCTCCAATCTTGTGATTAACGGGGCGATGACTGTCTCGCAACGCGGCTCGTCGTTTACTGGTTTAGGAGCATCTGACACATATACTTTAGATAGATATAAGTTTGATTTTGGAAGCACTTCTGGACGACTTACTGCCGAGCAATCTACTGACGCACCTAATGGATTTAGCAATAGCTTTAAGCTATCCTGCACAACAGCAGACACTTCAATAGCTGCTGCTGAAAAAGCTAGAATTATATATTCTTTTGAAGGTCAAGATTTAGCCAGCATAGGTAAGGGAACAAGTGACGCTAAAGCTGTAACTGTAAGCTTTTATGTAAAAGGAAATGCAGCAGCCACTTACACCTGTGAATTTTATGACAACGATAACAATAGGCAATGCAGCAAGCTATTTAATGTAACCGCTGATTGGACAAGAGTAGAGCTTACTTTTCCTGCGGATACTACTGGCGCTTTTACTTATGATAACAACACTTCTGTTCAACTTAGTTTTTGGTTGATGGCTGGCTCGGATTTTACAAGCGGAACTTTGAATAGTTCAGCTTTTGCTGCTTCTGTAACAGCAGATAGAGTAAGTAGCAGTCAAACTAATTTCTTTGATAGCACAAGTAGAACTCTTTTTATCACAGGCTTGCAAATGGAGACTGGCGACACGGCTACGAGCTTCGAGCATGAAAGCTACGGAACAACGCTTCAGAAGTGCCAGAGGTACTTTGAAAAAATAACGTATCCCACTTCACAATATTTTGCAGTAGGTTTTGTTAATAATGGAAGTAGAGGAAGATTTACGCTTACTTATAACCACAAAAGAACAACGCCTAGTGTGTCGTTCACAGGAAGCAATTTGGTCTATTACAGCGGAAGCACTAATGATAGTTCAACTTTAACAGCAGAAGCTCCGGGTTTAGACAGCACTCGTGTAAATTACGAATTGGATAACAATACAAACCAAGCCAACGGAGCAGCAGTAGGGGTATTAGCTGTTAGTGGTGGAGTGGTTATGGACGTAGATGCGGAGTTGTAATAATGGATGAAATGAATATCACTTCAGCTCAATATTTGGCTGACCAAGGCTCAAACACAACCATCAAAGCCACCATCGACGGCGTTGAAATGAGCGTCCCACTAGACCCAGCAAACCGCCACTACATCGCCATAATGCAAGCCGTGGCTGATGGCCAACTCACAATTCAGGAGGCTTCCGAATGACCATTACCATCAACGGTTCCGGCGACATAAACGCCACAGGCAACGACATCGAGTTGAACAGCACTGGCACGACTGATGTGACTTTGGCCGTCGGGGGTGGAAACGTAGGGATAGGCACTGCAAGCCCATATACCCAATTAGAAATATCTTCTACTGATCCAATCGTTAGATTTAACGACAGTAATGGCGGTACTGACACAAAGAACTTTGAGCTTCGTTATGTTGGTACAAATTCACCGGATGTTGATGGGTTATATTTTCGTACGGTAAATGACGCTAACACTGTCTATTCTGATAAGTTGGCTATTTTAGGGGATGGCAACGTAGGTATCGGCACAAGCTCACCCACAGGATCTGGTCAAATTTTACACTTGAATGGATCAAGCACTGTAGCCGATTTTCACATGACAAACTCATTTTCTGGTTCAACAGCATCAGATGGATTTGTTCTTAGATACAGTGGAGCAAGTGCCGAGTTTTTAAACCGTGAAGCTGGCGACCTTATTTTTTACACAAGTGGTACGTCAAGAATGAAAATTGACGATCTCGGTCGGTTTTTCGTTCCAAATGTTTATTCTTCTACAACCAGCGGTGCGGCAAATGTTAACGTAGCAAGCTCCGGTAGATTAGAAAGATCAACTTCATCCCTTCGTTATAAGAACACGATCAACGATGCCACTCATGGCTTAACAGAATTGCTTACGCTGCGTCCGGTAACCTTTAAAGGCAACAACGATGGCGACACTGTGTTCGGTGGTTTGATTGCTGAAGAGGTCCATGATGCAGGGCTAACTGAGTTTGTTCAATATGATGAAGAAGATCGCCCTGACGCATTAGCTTATGGCAACATGGTTTCTTTGTGCATCAAAGCAATTCAAGAGCTAAACACCAAAGTCGAAGCTCTCGAAGCTGAAAACGCTGACATGCTTGCTCGCATCGAAGCTTTGGAAACACCTAACCCATAACCCCTAACCACAGGAGACCACGATGGCAAAAAACGAAAATGCCACCATCGTTCTCAATGGCGTTGAATACGCCCTAGATCAAATGAACGAAGAGCAGCGCGCTCTTCTTGCCCACGCTACGGATTTAGATCGCAAGATCTCCAGCGCCAGGTTTAACGTAGATCAAATGGAAGTAGGGCGACAAGCTTTCGTTGATCGATTGGCTGCGTCTTTGGCTGCAGAAGCACCGAAAGAAGCTGCCGAATAATGAAAAGGCCGAGGCTACATGCTCGAAGGATCAGTAAACCTATCCACGATTATTAGCTTCGGCACCACTGCCGCAGGCGTCGTCGCCGCGATGGCAGTAGCACGCTTCCAGATAAAAAGCCTCACTGTGTCACTTGAGCAGATCATCAAAGATTTGCGTAAATTAGACACGCGCTGTGATAAATTGGAAACAGTCGTGGAGACTACACAGCAACGTCTCTCGGTGATCAGTGGGATGATGTCGCCCTCTGAGGAAGCAAAGAAAAATCGAGAGCTGGCCACTATTCAAGCAAATCTAAGATCGATGCAGGCATCTTTATCTCAATTAGAATTGATGCATGGTGGAGGAAAACATCCTAAAATAGATTAGGAGGATAGGATGGACTGGACAAAGATAGGCACCAGCATGATCCCTCTTGTGCTTGGCGCACTCTGGTGGGTGATTAGCAGCATTCAGGCGACCAATGCAGAGATATCGCATCTGAAGGCAAATATGATGATGCTCATAGATCCGAATGGGAGGATCATACCGTCACCAGGCAATGCCTTGGAACGTCAGGCATTGCGTGAAGATCTGATGCGCAGCATCCATGATATGCAAGTTCGCATCAAACTACTGGAGGCCCGTGAAAATGACAGACGCAAATAAGGATAACATCCCCGATAAAGCAGCATATCAGGTCAACCGGAGGCTGATGTGCTGGGCGGCTTTAAGTATGATGATGGCAGTAGTTATCTGCTTCCTTATCGATCCCCAGAAGTATGGTGGTTCCGAACTTGGGCCTATCTTCTACGGTTTGTCGGGCCTCGTGGCCGTGTATTTTGGGGCCACTTCTTTCCAGCAGTCTAAGAAATGATTGGCTCTCTGATAGGGCCAATTGCAAACCTGGCCGGAACTTGGTTGCAAGGAAGAGTGCAAACGAAAGCTGCAGAGACTGAAGCAAAAGTTGCGAAGTCGAAAGCAGAAGCCCAGATCATGCTGTCAGCAGCTACCAGCGAAGCTGAGTGGGAACGGGTCATGGCCCAGGGCTCACAGGGCTCATGGAAAGACGAATGGCTCACCATCCTGTTTAGCATTCCACTGATACTCAGCTTCTGTGGCGATTGGGGTCGAGAGATAACTGAACAGGGTTTCCAAGCCCTTGAGGCCATGCCTGCGTGGTATCAGTACACCTTGGGAGTAATAGTTGCCGCATCTTTTGGTGTTCGATCTGCAACCAAGTTTTTTGGGAAAGGCAAATGATTAAGCCAACAGCAGCTCTTGATTAGTTCAAAGCATATCGGAGCTGCTGGCGAACACCTGACATGCAGCGTCCTATTTACCTTCGGGTGGAGCCCAGCGATCATCGATGCGGAAGGTATGGACATCGTTGCCGTGCGCAAACAAGAGACTGTTAGGGTTCAGGCTAAATCGACACTGAAGTCTATCGACGGGTGGTCTTACCAATGGCAGGTCAGCAAGGGTTATCCAAAGCGCTCTCTAAGTAAGGATGACTGTGACATCGTTGCCTGCGTTTCCTTGGATCTTAGAAAGATAGCTTTCTTTCCGATCTGCGTCATCTCTAAGCAGCTCACCAGGCGCATGGCGTTTTCCAAAATGAACTCACCATCTCTTGAAGAGGAAAGTTGGCAGGCAGCGTTGGCGTCTATGCTTAAAAGTTAATCTGTGGTTAATATGCAAAAAAGGTTATGAGATATGGCAAAACAAAGCGTAGGAACAGTTTGGAAACCCTTGAAGCGGAAGCACACCACTTCCATAGGCCAGTCACCACTTAGCCGTCCTGCCAACAAGCACAAGCGGCGCAATTGGAAACGCTATAGAGGACAGGGAAAATAACGATGGCGAAGAAAAAACAAGAGCAAGGTTTATGGGCCAACATCCGCGCAAAGCGTGCAAGGATTGCTGCAGGTAGCGGAGAAAAGATGCGCAAGCCTGGAAGCAAAGGAGCGCCTACTGCGGCTGCTCTGAGAAGATCCAAGAGCCCCAGTAAAAAGACATGAAGTCCAATTTCCTGACAGCCCTGGAAATGACGCTCGAATACGAAGGTGGTTGGTCCGATCATCCTGATGATCCTGGTGGTGCAACCATGAAGGGCGTCACGCTGAAAACTTACAGCAACTATCTGGGCAGAGAAGCCACGAAAGATGAGCTGCGCAACATTGACGACGAAGAGTTAGAAGAGATCTACAAGTCTGGATATTGGGACAAGGTGCGTGGTGACGACATCCCTACTGGACCCGATATCGTCATGTTTGACTTCGCAGTTAACAGTGGTCCAAAACGTGCTATAATTATCGCGCAGAGGCTCTGCTTTGCCGAGGATGATGGCATCTTTGGGCATAAGACGCTAAAGAGGGTCTGGGAACGAATTGCCACTTATGGAGCAGAGCAGTTCGTTGAAGACTACTGCGACAGGCGTTTAGAGTTTCTGCAAGGGCTGTCCACTTTCGGAACCTTCGGAAGAGGGTGGACTGCAAGAGTGGATGACATCCGCGAGCGTGCAGCCGAGATTTCGAGGGACCAGCCAATATGACAATAGTGTCGCTAACCTTACCAGCAGGCGTTATTAGGCCAACATCGCCACTGCAGGCTGCTGGGCGATACTATGACGCTAACTTGATCCGTTGGCGTCAGGGCAAGCTGGTTCCTGTTGGCGGCTGGCAGCGCATATCTAACACAGCTTTAAGCTCAACTGTGCGTGCCATTTACACATGGGCGAATAACAGTGACCGATCATTAGCCGCGCTTGGGTGCGACGATAACCTCTATGCCTTTGATGGCACCGGCTCAACATATACAGACATAACGCCAACCGGATTTGTTGGCTCGAACACTACTTCGGTCGGCGGATATGGTGCCTACGACTATGGATCACTTTTATATGGTGACGACACTGACGCCACGTATCCCCGGCCTCCCTCGGCACTAGATCGCGTTACTTTTTCATGGACTATAGCAGGCTGGGGTGAGGACATCTTGGCTGTGGCATCCAGTGACGGCAGATTGCTGCACTGGGAATATGGAGAAACAGAAGCGCATCCAGTGGGCTCTGCAGCTATTACAACGGCAGAGCGTGTCAGTAATGTGGTGACAGTGACTACTGAATACCACCATGATTTTCAGGTTGGCGACAGCATTGAGATAACAGGCAACTCTGAAAGCACTTTCAACGGAACTTTCACGATAACCAGTGTGCCAACAGATACCACGTTTACGTTTAGCGATAGCGGAACAGATCAAAGCGGAACTGGTGGAACCGCTACACATGGCACTGTGCCTGTAGACAATACAGGTGTCGTTGTAACGACTGAGCGACATGCAGTTCTGTTTGGCTGCGGTGGTGAGCCCAGGAGGGTAGCTTGGTCAGATCAAGAGGACTACTCAGACTGGGATTTTGCCAACAGCACAAGCCTTGCTGGTTTCTTTGAGCTGGACACAGATAGCCCTATCCAAATGGCAGTAAACGTCAGAGAGGGCGTCCTGATCTGGACTGAGGACGAAGCATGGCTGATGCGCTATGTAGGAAGCCCATTTGTATACGGGTTTGAGCGTATCGGACAGGGTTGTGGTCTTATGGCTCCGAAAAGCTTTGCTACCACTGCTGGCCGTTGTGTGTGGATGGGTCGAGAGAATTTCTGGATCTATGAAGGCGGTGCAGTAACACCACTTGCGTGCGACGTTGCCAGTTATGTTTTCGAGGAAGGCGACAAAGCTTTATCCAGGCTCTATACCCACGGCTCGCAAAATAACGTATTTCCAGAAGTGTGGTTCTGGTTTCCGTCCGAAGGCAGTGATGTAGCAGATCGCTATGTCATCTGGAATTATGCAGAGAACTGGTGGTCTCTCGGTCAGATGACCAGAACAGCTTCCACTGGGGCTGGAGCTTTCCCATATCCGATGACAGCCGACGACAGCAACGAGGTGTACTTTCAGGAGTACGGATGGACAGACAGCGGCGCATCTTTGGTGGGCTCTAGGTATGCAGAAAGCGG